CGAGCAAGCTTCTGAGCCTCTGGATAATTTAAGACGCCCAAGGTTGTCTCGTCGATCTGCGCCTTGCCACTGGGTGTAAACTTATCAGGCTGCCAGTCATACTTCTGGCGCAGGCAGTGTTCGATGTGTGGGCGGCTGTTCGGGTTGAAGACGACAGTGCGCTTCTTAATAAACAACTCGCCCTTCTTATAGCCGAGCGTCTTGTTGTCTCGCTTTGGGACAAAAGGCTCTTCGACGACCCACGGTGGGAATAGGTCGTAAAGCTCATCGTTAAGCTCATGCCGCTCGACAGAAAGCTTCCTATAGAGCTCTTCTGCTTTCTTGCGATCAAAGGTCCAACCGTTATTACCAATGTTATAACACACCTCAGCCATCTCGTGCTCTAGGGTGATGCAGCGGTCATCTGTCTTTTCCTGCATGAGGTACTGATAGATGGTTCCAGTCACTGCAGTGTCTTGAATGCAATAGTCGAGCATCTCCTCAGAGAACTCTTCCCATCCGTCTTCATAGTCGCCCTTCATGCAGTGCAGGCGCAGGCCCCAAGCCTTCAGGCTGTGTGAGCCCCAAAGCTTCTTTGGTAGCTCCTGCTGTGCTGCGTCGAACTCGATGATGTGAGGCTTAATGAGTTGCGACAGGATCAGGGTGTCTGTCACCTTGGGCTGACTAGGGAGCGTAAGCACCCACGGATGCAGCTTCTCAATGACTTTGCTGTCGTAGCCAATCCAGTTGTGTCCGATGACTTCTTCAGCCGCGTAGAGGTCCTGCAGGCCTTCGTGCAGATTGGCTTGGGTGAAGCTTTGGACTTTGTTTGTGTTGTCTGCGTCTCGAAGGACCAGACAGTGAATGACAGAGACATCAGGCAATAAACCATCCGTCTCTATGTCGGCATAATACCGAGCCATAGGTGCTCTCCTCGTGTCTCTAATGTTGTGGATATTCAGTTTGTCAAAAGGCCAATGTTCAGAAATAAAAACTAAGGTTGGCCTTTCATTTTATAATTAAATTAGAATTAGTTGCTGAGGCTCTTTGTAAACTTCTTCTAGTCTCGGATGAAGAACATCACTGAACTCTATGTCACAAAAGTTACCGCAATCAGGCATGACAATCTTTGTCTCTCTGCCTGCGTTGGGTTCAAGCTCATCTAAGAACACATCCCGTATACAACTGTTACCGACCTCACGCTCGGCCTTAGCCATTTTGTCAAAAGCATCAGGGAAGTCTTGGCGTATCTTGTTCCAATAGCCCATCCCCCCTTTTACACAGCCTATACAGTTGTTGTTGTTGTACCCAAGCTCATACATCTTAGGTCTTTTAATACCTTGCCGCTCTAAATAGTAGAGGCACTCAGGTTTATTCATCTTGTTTTCTATTAGTGGGAACAGTGGAGCAGCATCAGGGTACTGCTCCTTGAAACGTATGGCCCTGTTTATTTCTTTCTTACTGTACTCAAAACCAAACACTTGCCCATCATAGTCTAACTCTTTTTCTAGTCGCTGACGGACACGTTTCTTTAGGATCAGCGTACACCTCGCACCTGCAGGGCCATTAACGTACTTGTCCTTTAAGATCACATCAAACTGATCCTTGTACTTCTCAGGTGCACGTTCAACTATGATCTCTCTGCCATACCAGTCTTCGCACTGCTCCTTAAATCTTAAGTTGTCAGAGTGTGCGCTGTCGATAGCAAAGTAGATTGGCAAAACATTCTCTTTACCGTGCTTATTAATGGCTAACTTTGTAGCCACTGCACTAGTCACCCCTGCACTCCACCAAGCAATTATCATAAAGCAGCCTCCGGTCCATTCTAAAACGCGAGAACCGATGAGGCATCCATGAGCCTGCCAGTCTCTTTAGTGTACTGAAGCTGCCCTGCAGGGCCCACCTCGCCTGTGAAGCGGTTCTTGAGAACCACTAGATTTCTTAAGCCTGCGAGAGGCTCTTCTGTGTCGACCTCAAGCCCAATGCAGGTGTCTGATAGCTGAACCAGACTGTGTGACCCACGCATCTGGCTGAGGTGCACTTTGGCACCGCCCTCGTGGCCTGCCTCGCTCTGAGGCCGCTTGAGGTGAGACACCAAGACCAAGCAAATGCCAGTCTGCTGCACAAGCACTCGAAGCTCCGTCATGATCTGATCGATCAGCCGCCGCTCATCTCTGACTTCACCTGTGAGGCCGCTCACGAGGATCGAGACGTGATCCAAGAAGACGACCTTACAGTCTAAGGCCTTCGCCATGTACATGATGCGGTTCTTGACGGTGTCCAAGTCAGTCGACCCGAAGTGGTCATAAAGATACACGTCGCGCTTCGACGTGAGATCATCGAAGGCTTGCTCGATGTCTTCTTTGGGCGCTGCCTGTGGGTCAATCACAATGTTCTTACCCATGTGTAGACCGACGAGCCCCTGCATGGTGCGCTTGGTTGTCTCTTCAAGCATCATCATGCCGACATTGTGACCCTTGCGGTGCAGGTGGTATGCCATCTCTCGAACTAAAGTTGACTTACCGACACCAGAGCCTGCAGCGAGCGTCACCAGAGATGCAGGCTGCATTCCCAAGGTAATCTCATTCAGCATTGCGTAAGGGAAATCTAGGTCGCTGACAGTGTCAGCCTCAGCAATCCTATCGCGGAGCTCAGTTGAACTGACGATGCCGTCTGGTCGGTATTCTTTGGCCTGCCAAATGGCGTCTATGATGGCCTTGCCGTCGCCCTGCACGAGACACTCGTTGGCGTCCTTGTGGGGCAGTACAGCGATCTTAGCTTTGCCGGGGGGAAGAAGCTCCGCACACTCTATGGCTGCTTGACTGCCGTGTGTATCTTGGTCGAACATGAGGATGACTTCCTCGTACCCCACGAGATAGTCGTAGTTTTGCCTTACTGCCTTTTTGGCGGCCTGTGCGCCATTCGGAAGCGACACTGTGGGCCATTTGTTGTTTTGAACTTGTGATACTGTAAGACAATCGATCTCTCCTTCTGTCACGACAACCTTTTTACCACTGGACCACAGGTGCGCTCCGAAGAGCGTCATCTGCTTTGCATCTCCAGTAATGGTAAAGCGTTTGTCTTTTGTCCTTACTTTTTGCGCGACCGCATTACCTCGGTCGTCTCGGTAGTTGGCAATGTGAACAGGCTCACCGTTCATCATGCCGATCTGGTAGCCGAACTTCCTGCACGTCTCCTCGGTGATCTTACGCGCAGCTAGGGCACTGTATGACCCCTCGATGAGTGACGACGGTGTCTTTGGTGCCGCTGATGTAGATGTCGAGCCGTCTCCATCGTCGCCGTAAGCAGCGCAGCCGAAGCAGTAGGTGTGGCCGTCGTCGAACAGCGCGGCGTTGTCCTTCGAGCCACAGACTTCGCAAGCCAAATGCGTCACGAAGTTACTGTTGCTCTCCTGTTGTTGTTGCTGTTGCCCCATGGGCGCTTCTCCTTTGTAATTGCTTCTAGGGGGTCGTCGTCGTCGTAGGCCTTGCTCTTGGCCTGATGCTTTTCGACGGCAAGTCAGTCACATCACAGGCGGCCATAGCGCCTCTGTCGAACTGATAGAGGTGGTCCTGATAGTCAGGCAGAGCGTCACTGCAGGCTTGTTGTGATGGGAACAGTATCTTGCTCTGGAGCCTCTCACCTTCGAGCGTGTATGTGAGGACCATGACGGTGTAGAAACTAAGCATCTCTTAGAGCTTCCTTTAGCCATTCATCTGGTATGAGCTTTTGGGCGTACTGGAAGCCGTGCTTCTCGCAGTACATCGCGTATGTCGTGGGAGATCCCTTGTAGAGCTTGCTTCGAGCATTAGAGAACACGAACCTGATGTCGATTTCAGGGTGCTGCTGTTTGATCAGCAGGTGTTTCGCCCTGTCACCGACAGCCCAGATGCCCTTGGTCTCGACATAAAAAAAGCCCCCTAGCTTAGGGAGCTTGAAGTCTGGGGTATATCGGGTGTCTCTGGCAGGAACCGTATAGCCTATCTTGTCGGTCTCATACAGTATCTCAAGTCCGTGGCTCTCTATTTGCTCTGNNATGATAGGCTCAGGCTTTTTGCTGCTGCTTTGTGCAGCCGCCACCTCTGCCGCATCAGGCATGTCGTCCTCTCCATGTGATGATGACGCAGTGTAACCCTCGACGGCCTCAAAGCCATCAGGCTTGCCGCCTTCGATTAATGCGATAACCTGAACGGTATTCAGTTGCAGGCTAATGCCTCGTTGGTTCTTGTTGACTTCGTAAGCTTTCACATTGCCATACGCTTGAAGCGTCGAGCCGCCCCAGACATTTGGGATGTCTTTACCAACGATGGGACTTCCTGCTGCATCAGTGTACTT